CACCCGCCTTAGATTTAAGCCCCCAAAACCGTTTGGGAGCACACAACTTAAGAAATAACTTGACAAAACGCCAAAATATGTTATATTGTAAGTAAGCGAATACATTAAGACGTTTTTCGACGAGAATCAAACTTGCCGAGGGACGTCTTTTTCTTTTTATTGGATTCGCTTATGACAGACAAGCCCTTAGATAAGAAATATCTTACAGCATTATCCCTCCTTGAAGCCGGAAATCTCACTTATCGTGAAATAGCGAAACAATGTTCAATCAATATAGACACGTTCTATCATTTGGTAGAAGGTGATTATAAAGATTCCGTAGCAATCCAGCAGAAGTTCACCGCAGCACTCTCCGAAATACACAAACGCCGTGACAAAGAAATCAAAGATTTACTTAAAAGCAATAAGAAAGAAACCCATTTACTCATAAATCGTTGGGTATTAGACCAGAAGAAGCGTAAGAAGGTTACTAATAAACTCATGCCAACGATAGTCAGTGTTGCCAACGCTTTGTCAAAATCTACTCCCAATGTTGAAATTGGGAGTTTTACTTACAGCAAAGGCCTTTCGGCCGAGGATATAGCGAATGAGTGGAAGCGTCTTCAAGGAGTTAGACAAGGTTCGGTTAACAGACGAGCAATTCCAGGACTTACCCCGGGAAGAACAGGAGAAGGCTCTCTGGCTTTTGGAGCAGGAGATACAGCTCCGGAAGAGTCAGAGAATACTGTTCTACGAGCCGAACCCGAAACTGGCTCCATTTCACCAAGCGAAGACCCCAATTAGGGCTATCTTTGGTGGAAACAGGTCTGGCAAAACAACTTGTGGAGGTATGGAGTTTCTCTTCCATATCACCGGAGCTTATCCGGATTGGTACCCGAAAGACCAAAGATACGCATATCCGGTCAAAGGGCGTATAGTAGCGACAGATTACCAGAAGGGCGTTGGTGAAGTTATAATACCGTTCTTGGAAGATTGGCTGGATAGCTCGTTAGTAGCAAAGAAGATACGTCAACCAGCCACAGGAATACCTACTAAGTGGATAATGAAGAACGGTTCGGTCTTTGACATCTTGACCTACGAACAGGGAGTAGAGAGCTTTGAGGGGTGGAAAGGACACATCGCTTGGTTCGATGAACCACCACCGAGAGATAAGTATATTGCGACCCTCCGGGGCTTGGTAGACTACAAAGGACGGGCATGGTTAACGCTTACGCCCCTTACTCAACCTTGGATTTATGATGAGATTTATGCGGCCGCGGACAATAAGCGTATCACAGTGGTTACGACCGACATCCGAGACAACCCGCACCTAAGTGAAGATGCTATACGGGAGTTCGAGCTCAACCTCACTGAAGAAGAAAAGGAAGCACGTCTCCATGGGAGGTTCCTGCATCTTACTGGGTTGGTATACAAGGAGTTTAATCCGAATATACATATAATTGAACCTCCCAAGATTAAACCCACTTGGAGCCGGTTTATGGCTATAGACCCTCACGAGAGGATGCCAACGGCGGTCTTGTGGTTAGCTGTTGATAACAACGATAATCACTATATTTACGATGAATTGTGGCTAAAAGACATGGATATTGAGCAAATAGCCCACGCAATCAACGTACAGGAAGGCGAACAGAAAGCCCGGGTGAGACTTATAGACCCTCATAACGACAAAGACCCGGGTACATTTGCCAGCATGAACATCAGGAAAGAGCTTATGAAGTATGGGATATACTGCGAAAGAGCCAACAGTGACCCGCAGTTGGGGAAATCCAGAATCCGGGCCGCCCTTAAGCCACGGTACTCTAACCTCCTAAAGACTGAAGTTCCTCAATTGCGGGTATCCCGCGAGTGCAGTCAGACGATTTACGAGTTTCAGCACTATATTTGGGACAATTTTAGGCGAAATAAAGAGGAATATGAGCTTAAAGAGCAGGTTAAGAAGAAGTCAGACCACTTTATGGACTGCCTTCGTTACATTTATAACTGGGGTCCCAGGTATATCGTTCAGGAGCAAGAGGAAGAAGACGTCCACTATGCCGGGGAATACACGAAATACCCGACAAAAACTCCGACAGCGGGTTCATATTACGCCCTTGTTGAAGAAGGGGACTCTAAAGCGGGTAAGTTCTAATGCCTTATGTAGTCCGCGAAGGCGGAGTGTACCGAAAAGACACCGGAAAGCTCGTAGGACACTCAAAGAGCCCAAAAAGGTATCTACGGGTGCTTAATGCGGTAGAACACGGCTGGAAGTCTTCTGGACGTAAAAGAAGGGCATAGGAGGAAGCGATGGCATTTTCAGTAAGAGACAGTGAAGGAGATGGCGGAAAGCGAAAAGGCGGAAAGAGGTGGATTCAGAAAGCAATCAAACACCCGGGAGCTCTACACAGACAACTTGGCGTGCCAGCTGGCCAGAAAATACCGAAAGGAAAGATTGCGGCGGCTGCGAAGAAAGGTGGTAAGTTGGGAGCCCGAGCCCGACTTGCACAAACCCTTGCAAAGATGCGAAAATGAGAACGAATAAGGACAGATACTGGTCTAAACCAGATGAATATGGAACAAACAGTAAATCAGGTTTATAATCAGCTCCTGAAAGAAGGAAAGACTCAAAAAGAAGCGGCTAAGATAGCTCAGGAGAAAACAGGGATGTCGTTAATAACGGGAAGGCCCATAAATAGAGACCTTCCATACAAGGTGAAATATGCCGGACAGTACCGTTAAGAATCCTATAGTAGACTTTATTTGTGAGGAGTTTGGTCGTTATGAGAAACATCATAAAGACCGTTTTGAAGAAGCTAAGAAGATTTACGACTATTGGTGCAACAAAGCTCCTTCGCGGGCTTTTGAATGGCAGAACGCTGTTCATATCCCTATGATGGTAGAAGCAGAGCAGACCATTACTCCTCGTCTTCATTCAGCTTTATTCCCTAATGACGCTCCTTTTGAAGTTCTTACTTATGAACCGGCTACTCCGGAGCAGGGAATAGCTATAAAGGCTACCGTTGCTCATAAGTTTCAGATAGCGAGGGTTCCGATTGAAGGATTGAAGTCTTTGACTCAAACAACTTTATTTGGTACCGGGTATGTAGAAGCTCCCTGGTTAGTGGAAAGAGCATGGCAGATAGACCCTAAGACTAACGAAAGATACATGGCCTTAACCGCTAACAGGCCTGATTGCAAAGCAGTAAACTTCTTTGAAATATATCCCCACCCAGCTAAATTAACAGTAGAAGATGGTCTTCCGCTTATCCGCAGGCAGTTCTGTGATTCAGAATATCTTAAAAGGCTTGCGGAGAATCCAAGATTCAAATTCGATAAATTACAAGAAGCATTAGATTCTAAGTCAGTAGTCAGCCAACCCAGTATAATCCTCGACGATAAAGGGCAAACTATGGACCTTAAAGACAAGGAGAAGTATGAAATACTTAGCTACTGGGGTCCGTATGACCAGACTTTTGAGAAGGACGGCAAGCCTGTTACTAAGCGAGCTGTGCCGCATTGGATTATCGTTGTTAATCGGGCTGTTCTCGCTCGCAGTATTCCTAACCCTTATAATCATCAGCACGTCCCGTTATGTCGTATCACTCTTTTTGAAGACCCCAATCCGTCATGGTTCGGAATCGGAATTGGAAGAATCGGTAAGCCAACCCAAGAAAGATTAAATAAGATAGTCAACCAGAGATTAGATAACGTAGACCTCGTTCTTAACAAACAAGGATTCTATAATGGCAACGACACACTCATCAATACCAAGAAACTCCAGATATCGAAACCGGGTCAATGGCACAAAGTCTCTGATACGTCCACAAGTATCCGTTGGATGGATATACCGGACGTCACCACATCATCTTACAAAGAAGAAGAGATTGCCAAGAATGATTTCCGTGAGTCTACAGGAGCTACAGTGTCTCTTATGCCAACGGATGAAGGGCAGCATCGTACGGCTATGGGAATCAACTTATTGCAAAACGCAGCGGGTGCCAGGTTCAAGCCGGTGCTCAAGAAGATGGAGCAAGACTTCATCGCTTCTTTAGCACAGATGTTCTTGAGTATGCTTCAGCAGTTCATGGTTCTTCCAGAGTGGATTAACGTCACCGGGCCGGATGGTCAACCTCAGCCAATTAAGGTTAGGCCGGAAGATATACAGGCAAAGACTATGTTCATACCTACGGGAGTTTCAGAAACGATAAATAGAGAGATTCAGATTGGTCAGTTGTTAAGATTCAAAGAGTTGACAACTAATGACCCGACGGTGAATCGTGTAGAGATTAACAAGCGTATCGCTGAGTTAATGGGATTCAAAGATATTCATAAATTCTTGAGTCCTCCGAAACCTTCTATTGTCAAACCGGGAGGATTGAATCCTCAGCAACAAGACGTGATTCGCCAACGTTTGGCGGAAGGTGCAAGTCCTGACCAGATTAAGTTAGAAATGTTAGGAGCACCTCCTGGAGAAGAACAGGAAGCACCAGCACAGGCAGGACAATAATGGATATCGAAGAAGCTAAAGAGATACATTCCTCAGTTCTTTGGGAACAAGTTTGTCAAGAAGTAGATACAAGGATTAAGTCTCTTGAGTCTAAGTTAAGGACTTGCAGCAAGGAAGATTTAGAGAAGGTGCAGTTAGAAATTCAGTTGTGGGAGAAAGTAAAACGTCTGCCACAAGATGTTATTGAACGGGAGGAGTAAATCCTTCAAGGTGCCAGCGACCTTAACGGCTGTTTCGGTTCATCAGACCGTATTCTGATGCAAGGAGATAAAATGCCAGAACCTATCACAGTAACACCTCCAGCGGCGGTTTCACCGCAGGTTCCCGCTCCTGCAAAACCCCCGGTACCGGCAGCTCAGGTGCCTCCGGTCCCGGCAACACAGATTCCACCTGCTACGCCTCCTCCAGCGGCGAAACCAGCTGGTGTACCGCCAGTTCCTGCGGAAGGAATAACGGTTCCCATTACCGCTCTTCACGAGGAAAGGGAAAAGCGTCAACAGTTGCAGGCTCAGTTAGAGAGCATGAAGAAAATCATGTCCTCTGGCGTACTATTCGATGTGAATGGTAATCCTGTAATGCAGCAGCAACCACAGCAGCAACAGGCCGCTCCACAATATCAGGAAATAGAGAAACTCTGGGAGAGTGACCCTCGAAAGGCCGTTCAAGCAGAAATCTATGCCGCGATGTCATGGAGAGACCAGGTTGATGCTGGTGTTGAACAGCAAGCAATGGCAGTATCCGAGAAGAATCCTGATTTCAATAACTTCCGGCCCGAGGTGATGACCTATCTGCGGACATTGCCCATTGAGCAAAGGAATAGGCCAGGTATGATTGAAGCTGCTTATTACTTTATCAAAGGACAGAAAGTAGATAACATCGTGGCCCGGACCCGACAGGAATGGGAAGCAGAATATTTAAGGAAACTGCAAGCAGGAGAACTTGCTACTATGTTACCTGTGGGAGCTACTGGCGTACCGCCAACTCCACAGGGAGCAGTGACGCTTACTCAAGACCAAAAGAACGCAGCAGCCGCTATGAGAGTCCCTGAGGCAGAATATGCCAAGTGGATTCAGAATAAAGGTTGATATGGGAATCTTTAATAAGGGAAATAATCCAGGAGCATATAGGGGCACTCTTAAGTGTCCCGTTTGCGAGAGCACAGCGATACGTTTTGTTGAAAATGTCACACCCTACAGATTACGGTACCGCTGCCGTAAATGCGGGTTGCCTTTTCAATACGACATATCTAACTCTCTCAATCATCCGTATGCGGCCTTTAAGAAACCAAAGTGGCAGAAGATTGTGGAATCATCTGCTTATATGGGGAGAAAATAAACCTTAAAAGGAGTTCAAAATGGCAAAATGGTCATATGATATAACCGGTGCAGAGATAATCTTACGTGACGTTCCGGTGTACGATGCGGCTACAATCGCACAAGGCGAGTTCATTATGCTTGGTACAACTGACCCCGATTCAGGCAATGATGAGGGAATCAGTTTCGTTACCGGATATAGTGCAACTGCGGCCAACTGCATGATTGATGGCTTAGGCATCTCGCTGGAAACCGTAACGACTGCTTCTTCACCGAGTGTTGCAAGTGGTTATTCAACAACCACGGGTCCTTGCTATGCAAAGGCCATCATCAATCCGTTCGCCGTGTATGCGGTTGAACAGGCTACTGATGCGGCTAATGATGTGGCAATTACCTCGACATCCACCACGACCTTAACAGTTCCTTCGTTACAGGACGATATTGATGGATGCCATGTGTATTTTCCTCTGTCGATAGCTGGTGTCAAAGGTTCATTAAGGTTGTTAACCGCGTCGGCTTCTGGTTCAGCGACGATGGATTCAGCCTTAGTGACCACTGGTACTGCTGCGGATACCATCGTGTTAATTTCCGCACCGAACAAGTATAGCCTTCCCTTAACCGCCGATGCCTTGAAAGTCAGTTCTGGTGATTGCCAGGCTACTTACAATGCGGCAACTAACATCCGTATCCTGGAAACAATGATTGATAGGGATGCTGGTGTTGAGGTTGTGACACCTGTGAAGTTCAACGGGTTGAATAACCTGCATCTGGTTAAAGGTGGCAACGGTCCGAAGATTATTTACAAGGTCTTGTTAAAAGACCACATTTTCGGTCTGCAAGAGTAACATCACGGGAGGGGACAGTTTGTCCTCTCCCTTTCTAAAAGGAGAAACAACATGGGTATAGTAACGAGTGAAGGTTTTGGGTATCTATTAGACCCAGGCCTACGTAAAATCTTCATGGACGAATATGCCCTCCCTGAAGGTCAAGTGGATGCACTGTTTGGCGTGGAAACGTCAACCAAGGCAACCGAATATGACCTTTCAATCGGAGGTATAGGCGACCTCGAAGAGTTCACTGGGACCATTCCGTACGATGATTTCAAGCAACAGTACAGAGTGTCCTACACCCACAAAGAGTGGGTCAAGGGTATGAAGGTTGAGAGGAAGCTCG